ATGTGCGGACGTTTTGCACAAGCTCAAACGCGTGAAGAATATCTGACCTATCTGGCCGATGAAGTCGATCGCGACATTCCATACGACCCGGAACCTATAGGCAGGAACAACGTCTCGCCCGGTACCAAGGTGCTGCTCCTGAGCAAACGCAACGAGCAGCTGCATCTTGATCCAGTCCTGTGGTCTTACGCGCCCGAATGGTGGGATAATACGCCACTGATTAATGCGCGTATCGAGACGGCAACCACTCAGACGTAAATATCAATGGTGCCGGCAGTATTTGTATCGTCCTTTCTCTCTACTTTGTTATCAGGCTGAACTTTCGCATCCTTATTCTGTTTCTCTGCCTGCTGCCGTAACAACTGTTCAAGTTGAACTCTGAGGCTTTCAATTTGCTTCTGTACTAGTGCAGCCATTTCTTTTTTCTGCTCTGGCGTCATCCCCTCTTCCGATGAGATTTTCCCAAGCTTTTCAGTCAGCACTTGAATTTGTCTCATGATTTTGGCTATTTTTGATGTTCCTTCCGGGGCGGAGTTGTTTAAAATGGCAGTTGAGGCGTTCCCCTGAATTGTGACAGACATAGATTTCTCCTTTTAAAAAAGCACTATCGGCACGCAATAAAATATCTTTAATCGTATTTTTGTTGCATTAATCGTTTGATGTTAATATTGATTTCCTAGCGCCTGGCGTATCTCAGAAAGCTAAGCTTGTTGACAGGAGGCAGAAGGGCTAGACGTTCGGCAATAATTTTCCTCCTGACGCGGCCCAAGACATCAGGAAAATTTATCGGACCCTAAGCAGGTCTGAATATCTCGTCGTATATCGAGGCGACAACATTTCTCGCTTCATTTGCCACTGCTGCTGTATGCCCTGCCCGGCAAAATAAAGCGTTCCCTTTCCATCTTTCCCGTTCAGATAATCCAGAACTTCCATCAACCTCTCGCTACCAGCACGCGGCGCGTTCTCATCGAACAGGTTGAGCTGGGCCACGCCTTGGCTGAAGAAGTCCCCGAGCATAATGCCGGCTTTCTGGTACCGGTGACCATCCTGCCAGATTTTGTCCAGGCACTTTACCGCGGCGTTGATAATGTCGCGTGAATCCTGAGTAGGGGTGAGAAGCTTCATGAACGCACTGTTCACGTAATACGGCTCGTTAAGCGCAAAGGGAGAGGTTTTCACGAACGCAGAAATAAAGCGGCAGTACTGATGCTCTCCCCGCAACTTTTCTGCGCCTCGGGCCGCATAACTGCAAATGGCCTGCCTCATTTGTTCGTAATCAGTGACGCGTTCACCGAATGACCTGCTACAGACGATCTCCTGCTTTGCCGGCGCAAATTCCTCCAGCTCGAGACAGGGCTCGCCGCGCAGTTCCCGGACGGTTCGCTCCAGCACGACATTGAAGTGTTTGCGGATAATCCACGTGCTTTGTTCAGAAAGGTCCAGAGCTGTTTTGATGCCCATGGCGTTCAGCTTCTTACTGATGCGCCTGCCGACGCCCCATACATCCTCTACAGGCACGATCGCCAACAAGCGATGCTGCCGGTCGATATTAGACAAATCAACCACTCCCCCTGTCTGCCGCTGCCATTTTTTGGCGGCATGGTTTGCGAGCTTCGCCAGTGTCTTTGTCTGGGCAATGCCAACACCGACCGTCAGGTGCGTACGCTTCAGAACTGTAGCGCGGATCTCTTTCCCGAACTCCGTCAGGTCCCGGCAGTTCCTAACACCGCTCAGGTCACAAAAAGCTTCATCGATACTGTAAATTTCGACGCGGGGGCTCATTTCCTCCAGCGTCGTCATTACCCGGTTCGACATATCAGCGTAAAGCTCGTAATTGCTGCTGAAGCAAATAACGCCAGCGCGCCGGAAAAGCTCTCTTTGTTTGAAGAAAGGCTCTCCCATGGTAATTCCAGCGGCCTTGGCCTCGGCGCTGCGCGCGATTACGCAGCCGTCATTATTCGAGAGAACAACTACTGGCCGCCCTCTCAAATCGGGCCGAAACACCGTCTCGCATGATGCGTAGAACGAATTCACATCACAGAGCGCAAACATACTCAGCTCGCCGATTTAACAATGAAAGTCACGACGCCGAATACGTCGAGCGTGTCCTCACTCCCGACAATAATCGGCGAGTATGCGCTGTTCATCGGTATGAGTTGGACGGTTGGACGAAGCTGCAGACGTTTAACAGTGAACTCCCCTTCTACTGCGGCAATGACAATGTCACCATGCTCAGCAGTCCTGGAGCTGTCCACCACCAGCAGATCACCGTCGCTTATCCCGGCTTCGATCATTGAATCACCCGCGGCTTTGACGAAATATGTAGAGCTCGGATGAGCGACAAGTAACTCATTGAGATCGATACGCTGTTCAACATAATCAGCTGCGGGGCTTGGGAAACCACACTGTACTAAGTCACTGAAAAGCGGAAGAGCGATAATTTCTCGCAGTTCTGTTGGCCTGATGAATTCCATTGCACACACCTCGAATACTGTTTTTATATACAGTAGTTTTATTTATAAGTGTCCGCAAGCTACAGGCCCTATCGTCACTGTTTAAAGCTTCGCCGTTTCGTTTCTAAGTTTCTCACTCGTTTCGAATTATCTCTTTTGTAAATTTTTCGATAATGGCTCTGTGTGAGCAGAATTAAATCGACCTGAGTACGTTTTTGCAAACGACGAGTTGCAAACTTTTCAGTTTCCTTGTCGCATCGTCTCGACCTTTTTCGTTAATTCTTCAACTTGATTCATTAGTGCCAGGATGGCTTCGTGGTGAAGCGCTGCGGCCGCACCAGCAACATCGACTGCTAATGTCTTCTCCACTATTGTGCCATCCATAAGCTCAGTAGCCCCGCCTTCAAAAACCGCAGTCGGCATTACCTCCATCAGCTCCTGTGCGATAAAACCCTGTCCCGGTGGAGCATTGTCCAGTCGATCCCATGTGCACCCACGTACCATACGCATCTTATCGAGAGGGTTTTCAACTCGCTTAATATTCGTTTTGATATGCTTATCGGAATTATTTATCCATGAACCATTGCTGGCTGTGGCGTTACCACCATCAGAAAAAAGCCATGTGACCCATGTACCGTTAGCTTTATCTATTCCAATAGCCACGTCCTGGATGGCCGTGCTACCACCACGCCTCGCACCGATATACCCGGCATCGTTAAAATACTGGAATGAAGCCCTTCCAATAACACCTCCAACAGTGCCAGTGTCAAATGACTGCATTCCTACTTTATTACCCGCGTTAGCCGAATATGCCGATGTAAAAAGTGATGGTGTTGTCAGCGTTCCCCCGCTCTTTCCGTTCACCGTGCCGAGCCGAGAATCATCCCCGGCGGCGACGGTTCCCGCTGCTGTTCCAACGTCCCTGGTGGAGCTGTTTCCTAAACCGAGGTTTGTGCGAGCGCCTGATACCGTTGTCGAACCGGTACCGCCCTGCTCTACAGATAGCGCTGTCGTAAGTCCGCTGAGAGATGTGATGTCGCGGTTTGCACCTTTTGCCGCCTTGCCTGAAAGTGATGTTGTAATGCTATTCCAGGCTGGGCCCGTCCATGTTGTTCCATCTGGCAGGGTTACCGTTACATTTCCGGTTCCAGAAAAAATACTTTGCCAGTTCTGTTTGTCGTAATTCAGTCCACGCAGCGCTTCAGCACTTTGCGCCACCAGCGCGGCCGTGACCATATTCAGCGCCACGCGGGGAACAGCTGACCAGGCCGCTCCGGATTGTGTCGGCCCGGTAAAGTTACTGACCAGCGTCAACTGGGTATTACTCTCGACTGATTTCACCGGCAGCGTATAAGGCACTCCCCCCACAGTTGAGACAATGAAGTCCCCCGCAGAGAGCTCAGTTGTGAAAACAGTTCCGGAACCGCCAACAATAGCGGACCCGTTTGTGAGGCTAATTGTACCTGCCGACATAAAAAACTCCTGAGTTCAGATAATAAAAAACCCGCCGAAGCGGGTTCTTATTTTTTTCATTTTGAACAGGTCGATCTGGTGAAGTTATTTTTGCTCACCCATCGCCAGTTGAAGGGGTAGCCTGCTCTATATTCTGTCTGACTGGCTACTTTACGCACACCATAAATCTGTACCGACTGAACCTGGCCACCAATAAGCGCTTCTGCCTCGCATAATGGTTCCTGCTTTTGCAGAACTGAACCGGAGCAAGCAGAAAGAAACAGGCAGAATACCATCGCGAATATTATTTTTGTCATTTCACACCTTGGCTAGTTTTTAATAAGTAAAACTAACGCAGCGGTATTAAAATATAAAATAGATATAACAGATCAATTATGTGGATTTGATCGCTTAAAACGATCAATCATAGGCGGCAGTGTTGATAGCCGTCAAAGCTATCCCAGTCGTTGTCCCACCAGCAGCAGAACCGGTAGCCGTGGTCGAAGGCGCGGCATTAATTCTGGTTGATGAACCATTAAACCGACATCCTGAGTAAGCGGTGATATTCACAATAGTGGGTGGTTTAGTGTTATTGTTCTGGATTATCTGGGAGCCAAGAATAGCGGGTGCCACCGCATAACTACCAGGCAGAGTGACGTCAATATTAATTCCACCTGTCGTAGCTCCAGGCGACCCAACAGTCACAAGGTCACTCAATATCCGACTTTCGTTTGTCAGAACCAACTTCCCGGTGGCATCCCAGATAGCAAATCCCCATTTTGGCAATGTCTGAGGATAAATAGCAAAGATGTAAGCCGTTAATGTATGTGCCTGTCCATAAGGATTGCTCGATCCAACAAGAATATTTCCTCCTGATCTGGCCGCATTGACTATTGTCGGCTGAGCTGTATCACTCGTTTTGCAAAAAACCATTGCTGGATAAGACACGTCCAGAGCTACTTCTGCAGATGCACCGTGATATGCCCCGCTTGCTACTGAGTTAACCACTACCTTCCTGTAGAGACAAAATGGTGTGGACTGTGGCGTAATAAAGGGATTCCCATTATCCAGAGCTATCAGTGCGCCATAATCTGCCATTATGCCTTCTCCACAAAAACTACGAGCTCACATTCAGAGGCTGGATAGTTTCCAATCCCTACGCTGCTTGCAGCGCCAAGAGTTATCGTATTTCCGCTTGCGACGATACGGCGTCCCACCGATACCGCCCCCTTATCCAGAGAAACGACAAACCCGACCTTCATTCCTGCCGGAATGGTAAACGCCCAGCTTCCGGAGTTCTGCCCTTCAGAAAGTTGAATACGGCCGACCACTGAAACTGGCTTAATACCATAATTGTTCGGATTGCCATTGGCATCCCATGTCTGAATGCCCCACGTCATTAAAATACCCCTGTAAGTTTACCAATCTGTACGCGGAGGACGCCGTTCGCATCCCTTATGCTGTCAGTAACGTTCGTAGTCTTTCTTGCGCCCTGCCCGTCACTGCCGTAGTTTTCCCAGGTCCCCCCTTTATCCAGTTTCCACCCGGACTGCCCTGGGACGTAATTGTTGGACTGGATAAAGTTGCCGATTTTGGCATTGGTGATAGTCCCATCCTGAATAAAACCTGAACTGATAAAGACCTGGCCATTAACCACCGCGAACGGTGAATATTGCGTATTACTACTGCCACTCATCAGCACGAACTGATTAGCGTTAAAACCAACACGGGTAACTACCGGCTTCCCGGCCTCAGCAAGCACGGCAATCGACATCCCGGCGTTGTACATCACACCGTTTATCCTCACGCCTGTTTTGAGGGTGTAGATTGCAGAAGCACCGGAGGCATCGACGACGGCTGTAAGTTTGTCTTCCAGTGAAGCAGTGACGTCCTCTATCCGCGCCTGTACCTGCGTTGATAGTTCGGCCATTGCCTTATCCACCTCTGCAATAGTCGTTTTCACAACCAGGATATCGGCACGTACCTCTCCGTATTGCGCCCATTGATGTTCAAAGGTTCCATGGTTGGCCAGCGCGTTCTGGATTGCAGCTTCAAGATTGGTATCAATATCGCTGGTCAGGCGGTCACCGTCGGCCGAGGTAAGGAAATCGTCTGCAATATCACCCAGATAATCATCGGCGTTATCGTTAGACATCCCCCTGATCCAGTCGGTATAACCGGACTCGTTACCCGTTCTGTCAACCAGCTGCGCGCGGTACCAGAATTCCTGCCCTGCTTTAAGGCCGAGCTGGGTGTATTCCGCAGATGGATAAGGCACATCTGAGAGCAAGAGTGGATTTGAAAAGTCACTGTTGGCTGTGTACTGAATTTCCGTTTTTAGCGTATCGCCGGTGTTTTCCGGAAAACCCCAGTTCAGACGGATCCCCCAGTTAATGCCCGTGGCCGTGAATCCTACTGGCTTAGGCGGATTACCTACTTTGCCGGTCAGGATCTTCTCTTCTGAATATCCCCATCCTGAGGAAATTTCAGCGGCATTAATTGCGCGCACGCGCACCAGGTAGCGACCGGAATAAATCCCCGGGACGTCAAATGACGTGGTGGAGCTGCGCGGCATGTTCACCCAGTTTCCGTCATTGCGGCGCCACTGCCCCTCATAGGCGATAGCGTTCTGCGCCTGGTCCCAGCTGACGCGCATCGTTTCGACGCTGATATTCTGCTGAACCACAGAAAACGAGCTGATCACGATGTTAGTTGGCGGTGACTGATTACCAGGAGGTATTACACTTATTGGCCGCTGGTCTATAATTGCGCCAGTATCGATACGGGCATATTTATCCGGATCGTGCCATGCAGCGGTGATCGAGAAGGCGCCATTATCGTTATCGCTTACGCTGACAACGCGGTACTGCTGAGCGTAAAGCTCGTCAGATTCCACCACCCAAACAGCTTCGGCCTGTGGCGTCTCACTGTATGCCGTGGTGACTGTGACTGATTCACCGTTCACGGCCTGAATGGTCCTGCTCTGCGACGCTCCGGAAGGTAGGTTGAGAATCAGGCGATCACCTGCTGCCGCATCTGCCACGCGGTCAAGTTTGATAACGCGACCGTTAACTGCGCTGATGCGGCCGCCCATAACCTTTCCGGAAATCAGTTCGTCTGCCACGGCGATGATGTAGCCCGGCTGTGGTATGTTTCCATCCAGGCCGACATCGAACGAAACAACACGGTCTTTATTGTTGGTGAGGATGCCCCAGCGGCCTTTTCGGTTTGCTTCTGATTGCCGGGTGCATCCGATAGCCGTCATCTCCAGTTGATTAAAGCCGTAACGTGCCACCAGCGCCTGCTCAAATACGGGCTCCATCGCGTCAGCGTAGGCATTATCCGGATCGGACCAGGATACCAGCGCTGTGGTGTATCGGGTTTTCGTGGTGCTGCTCGAATAGGTGAAGCGACCGTCAATAACGTTCGCGCGCGTATAGCTGTAATCAACATCACGCGGCATGTCAGCAAGGGCAACGATCTGATCCCCGCCCCAGTAAGTCATGCCGCGGAAGATAGCGGCAAAATCGCGCAACACAGTGTAAGCGTCGTTACGGTCCTGGATATAGACGTTGCAGGTATACCGTGGTTCGGTACCGCTTCCGCCTTTGCCGTCCGGTACCTGCTGATCGCAATACTGAGCCACCTGGTACAACGTCCATTTATCGATGTTAGCCGCAGTAAGCCGGTTACCAAGACCGAAACGATCGGTAACCACCAGATCGTAAAAAATCCACGCCGGATTATCCGTCCATGCCCATTTAAACGCCCCGGTCCATGTACCGCTATAGGTTCGGGTTTCAGGGTCATAAGTATCAGGCACACGGATAACACGTCCGCGGGGCTCACAGGAGATCTGCGGGATTGAGCCGTTAAACTGGCTGGAGTCGAATTCAATGTACAGCAGCGCGGTGTTCGGATAGCGCAACTTGGCGTCGATCACCTCAGTGAAGCTCTGCAGTGTCATCGTGTCGCCAATCTTCGCGCTGTTAGCATCGGCTGTAACCTTACGCAGTCTGATAGTCCAGGTACTGCCAGCCTGAGGTAAATCAATTCGGTGGCTACGCTCGTAACCAGAGGTTGTTTTCCCGGTCACGCTGGTATTGAGTACCGTCTGCCATGTTCCACCGTCCGTCTGCAGGTCGATAGCATAGTTGATCGAATAGCCGACCAAATCCCCGTCATCTTCCTGTTTAAACAGAGACGGCCATTTCAGACGCAGGCGTACTGCCGAGAGCTTGGTGTTAGTGAAAGTGCGTGTCCATGCGGTAACACTGGAAACTTCAGTACCCATGCTGATTTCGTTTTCGGTACCGGGAATACCCTGAATGTAATTTTGCGCCTGCGTTCCCGCGCGAAACTCCCACGTCACGCCGCTGAAGTTTTGTAAGCCGTCGGCGTTCTCCAGCGCCGTTCCGTCCAGGTAAATATCTTTGCCGGTTAGCTGCCCTGCAAACTCCCCTTCCCCAAGCGCAACGAGGATTTTAGCCTTCGCAACAGATTGCAGATCATCTGGCTGTTCGGTAGGAGTGCGGGAACTGGAGCTTCCGCCCTTGCGGCCCTTCAACACTTTTTCTGTACCCATATTGCGCCCATAAAAAAAGCCACCCGAAGGCGGCCTGAAAAAAGGTTTGTTATCTACTGCTGATCTTCAACATAAATTCCGGCAGAAATAATCGCTCCGCCGATTCGCCTGCGACCGTAGAGAAGTGGTACCGGGTAACCCTGAGCCGCGGTGTTTGTCACGCCACCGAAAGCGTATGATGCGCGGTTATCTGCACTCTGTTTGCTGGCCAGCCCGGTTGGCTGAGGAGAAAGCATTTGCACAACCCCGCCGACCATCATCGCCGCACCAAATTGTGCGACACCATACCCGGCTGCAGATAACGTACCAGCAGAAAAATAGCCAACAGCCACCCCGACAACGACCAGCACTGCGCCAAGGATTGTTTGTAATAACCCCGCTTTTTTACTACCAATGATTACCGGAACGATACGGATAACGTCACCGGTAACCGGAAAGCCAAGATCATCCTCACCAATGTTTCTTTTACCCTTAAATACAGAGTATGTAAGCCCGCGACGCTGGCTGGAAATCATAAACTGCTCAAATCCGGGAATGGTCTTCGCGAGTGCGACACCAGCCTCGCTCACACGGGAAATCAGGCGATGGTGAACTTTACCGAAGGTTTTACCGAGCACGCCACCCAGCTCAATACGACTCATGACTTCCTGCATACTTCAACGCCCCTCAAATCTTTATAGCGAACGACTTTCATTGTCCGTTCCTGCCAGTAACCGCCGTACGGGACACGCTGGCTCAGATTTCCGTACAGGTGGTGCAGCAGCATGTTGCCCTCAAGCAGGATCCCCGCGTGATTCCACTTATCGGCCTGGACCTGCATGATCACCATATCGCCAGGCCTGGGCGGTCCGTCGAATTCCCGGAAACCGCACTCGTACCAGTAATCCTGATAGAAGTTGTCCGGATAGCCCTTTTCCCACCACGGATAATCTACCCGGTAATCGTGCAGCTCAATGCCGTGGTTCTGGCGGAAATAGCTCATGACCAGACCCCAGCAGTCAAAGTGACCAAGCACAAACGGACGCTCCAGCAGCGGCAGTTCTCCGCGCGGCTGGATGGTACGTAAATCCCCCTCCGGCCAGCTCACGATGTGCCAGGGTAAAAGCGTTGCATCGCATTGCGCTTTATCCAGTTCGCTTGGTTGCGTCGTGGCATCAGGGTGACTGTGAGCGATGGCGATCACAGTTCCCCAGTCTTCAGCTGCTGCGTAATCTTCCGGACAAAGCACAAAATTGTCCTCTGGCGCCGCTGCAAGATTACGGCACGGAAAATAACGTTCAACGCGGCTTTTCTGCGCCACGACGCCACAGCACTCACGAGGATATTCAGCTGCAGCATGCGCCATAATGGCATCAATGGTTTTCTGACGCATATCAGCTCCTGATCAAAGACGTCCCCGGGAAGCCACCAAACGAAAGTTCGTTATTTTCGCCGAACCGAAGTTTGCAGGCCGTCAGAGTGCCGCTGCATTCATCCAGGGACGGATCGCTGACCGGGTTATTGTTTTTGTCGAAATAGTTGGTCCCGGCATAGTCGCAGCCGTCGCCGGTGCGATACTTGTTCCGGATGCACCAGGTACAGAGCGAATGCAGCTGACGCGTCGGAATCATCAGTCCCTGCAGGTCCATCGGACTTGAAAGTGTGAATTCCACGACCTCGTTTGTCTCTGCGCTTTTGGCATCAATGTAAAATACTTTCACCTTTTCCTGCGTAGGGTCTGCCGTGGGGTTCCCGCCTGGAAAATTTCGGGCATCAAGGTAGCTGGCCAACGTATCATGGATCGTGACCTTCGCCTGCAGCAGATCATCATAGGCAAGACAGAGCGCAGTGACAGAGCTGTCGAGGTTAGCAACCGATAATTTGGGCTGCGCGCTGCCCCCACTGGTGGAAGCCTCAATCCCCTCAATCTGGCAGGGCCAAGCTTTATATTCCTGCCCCTGCCACCAGATGGATTTCGCAGGAAGTTTACTTTCATCCCCACCAGCAGCATCAATCTCCTCTGGTGTATGCGCGATATTATGCGCATGGAAGCAAAGCACATCAGACATACCGAAGGTGGTACCATCTACAGTAAAAAGCCGGACAGTATTGCCCGGCTCGAGTTTTTGATAATCAGCATGAAGGCTCATGGTGCAAATGCCTGTTCAAAGGTTGCAGTTACGGTTTCCACTTTTTTATTCAGGGTGACTCGCTGAAGACTGTTTGCTTCAACACGCCAGAGCGTTAAATCACCACCAGGTGGAGTAAACGTGAATGATTTGGTTTTATGCCTTCGCAGGAATGAATGAATCGCCCTGGCTGTTACCGGATCGCCGGTGAAAGAAAAGGCATAATTAAGAACCTCATCGTTCAGGCCAGAACCACTTACCTGCTTGTATCCATCACCAAACTGCGCCGTTCTGACTGTATCTTTGCTGCTCAGAGTGGGCTGGCTTGCTGCCTGAATCTTCCATGCAAAATGCTCTAAGGCCATCAGTTACCTCTGTTTATTAGCATTCCAGATAATCCCACCAGGCCGTATTTCACGGGCTATCCCCTCCCGCACAGAGCGATCGACCACTTTCTGGTAGGCCTGAGCGAGTGCACCACTATTTTGTTGCTGCGTCTGATCGCCGGCTTGCCCGGTTGTAACTGAAACAGGGGCATAAACACTAACGCCACCCATACCAGCAGCAGCGGCATTACCACCACCAACCAGTCCGCCCGTTGCATAACCGCGCATCAGGCGATAAAGGTTTGCCACACCAATACGGCTGGTCGACTCTTTGGTGAAGACGAACTCTCCCCGGTGGACAACACCTGCAGGCTCATACTTACCGCCATGCCCTGTGTAACCACCCACGTCGTAGCCCGTGGGCCGGAAAGACGGTACCGCGAATGACTGGCCTGCAGAGGCCGTATTAGTTCCGCTACTTATCCAGCCCATTGCACTCTGGATTGCGTAAGCCACCAGAAGCTGGTTAATAACGTTTACTATCATTTTGAGGATCGAGGTGGTGAAGTCCCTGAAGCTGGCTTTGCCGGTTGTCACAAGGCTGGTGAGCTGGCCCGCCAGCCCGGTGAATGTGGCCTGCGAAATCTGCTGAACAGAGCTGAAAACGTTTGTCGCTGAATCCTGATATTCAGCCCAGCCCTGTTTCGCACCGGCCAGCCAGTTTGCGCGCAGGGCATCTTCAGCCTCGAACGTAGCCCTTTGCTCTTCCAGAACCTTTTGCTGCGCCTGAGGGTTGTACGAATAGCTTTCGCTGAGTCGCTGCAGCGTAGTTTGTCGCCCGGCTTCCCGGGTGGATACCCCCTCAGACTGAGCCTGCAGGCCCGCCCTGGCGGCTTTTTGCTGCTGCTCAAACTTCACGGCCTGATCGGCCAGTTGGTTGAGCTTTTGCTGGCTGGCAACCTTATCGCCCAGGTCGGCCAGCTGCCGCTTGTACTCGAGCGTTTCTTCCTTGTGCGCCAGCAGGGATTTTTCCTGCGCCGTAAGCTGACGACGCCCCGCGGCCTCATGCAGAACGGTGAACTGGTTTTCAGTCTGCCAGAGATCCTGACGCTGTTTACTTATGACGTCGTTCACGCTGGTGTGCTGCTCAAGCGTTTTAAGCTGGGCCTGAAGGGTGCGGAGTTCGGCCTGGGCCTTTTCCTCGGCCTTGTCGCCGGCGGGCGTTGAGTAGCTTTTGCCTTTCGGCGTTTTTGGATCTTTCCACTGCTTTTCAATCCCGGCGCGGGCCGCGGCAATGTCCTTTTCAGTCCACAGCGTGGCGACACCGTCTTTCGCATCCTGGCGGTTTTTCTCAATAAGCTGACTGAGCTTTTTCTCTGCTGAAGCCCGCTTTTCTGCCGCCGTCGCGCCGGACTCCACCAGCTGGTTAAACTGCTGCTGGTTCCGGATTGCCTGAGCCTGCTGGTCCGTCCGCATTTTTTCCCGCGCGGCTGCCAGACCTTCCTGGGCGTATTGCTGATCGGCAAGATCGTAAGCCTGCTTTTTCAGCTCCACCTGCTGGCGCGCGTTTCTCAGCCTGTCCGCATCCGCTTTTTGCAGAACGTTGTTACCGGCATAATCCGGGTCGACCTTAAGATTGCTGGACAGCGCGCGGTACTCTTTCTCTGCTGCCTGCCATTCAGCAAAAGAGTCCTGGCGCTTCATCGCGGTGTCAGGATTACGCCCTATGCCAAGCATCGCATCCCATGCACCGGAGGCGGCATTCTTCACCCAGTTCCAGGCTTTTTCGAGGGTTCCGAGATTATCCTCGACCGCCCCGGCGCGCTGAATGACCGCGTCGGAATATGCCCGCATGGCCAGCTCGGCGGCCTTCTGAGAATCCCCCAGCGCCTGAGCAGAAGCTATCTGTTCATACTGGGTGGCTGTCAGAAAATGAAGGGAATCGTTGAGCGTCGCGACCGCGTTAACCGGATCATCCTTCAGGCGCTTAAACTGATTTATGGTTTCGTCAACGGCCTGCCCGGTAGCCTGCTGCAGCCTGGCGGCAACATTGCTGACCATGCTGACGTCATTCCCGCTGAACGCGCCGCTTCCAACGACCTGCGCCAGCACGCCTGCAGCGGCATGCTGCGTGATGCCATTACCGGCCAGCGAGCGCGCCAGCGCCTGAAGCTGCCCTGACGTTTTCCCCGCGTAGTTCCCGGTCAGGATCAGCTGCCTGTTAAATTCCTCAGACTCTTTGCTGCCGTCATACCAGGCCTTACCCAGCCCGAATACCGCCGCGGCAATCCCACCAACCAGGCCGGCGATCCCCAGGCCGCGCAGCGACAGCAGCTGGTCTATCCATCCTGCCCGGTTCGCCAGCGTGATCCCGGAGCCGCGCAGCGCACCGAAGTTACCGCGCATGACCTCGCCGATAAGTACCCCCAGCTCCTGCCGGGCAGCAGCACTTTGCAGCCCCAGACCGTGCGTGGCCACTTTGGCAGCTTCAAGCTTGCGGATATAGACCTCAGCCGCATCGCTGGCACCGACCTGCGCCGCCTTCATGCGCAGCAGCTCGGTACCGGAGAGCTTTTGCTCTGCAACCTGTTGCTTCAGCTGGCTTAGGAATCGCGTGCGCGCGGCGGCCGATTTTTCCTCCACGATCTGCAGTTCTTTTTGCCGGGCCGTGGTGCGGGAAATAAGGGCGAGATAATCCTGCTGGGTGATGTTGCCCTGTGCCCTGGCCGCGCGAAAGCGCGCCTGCACGTTCGCAAGCGACTGTGTTTCACCATTGAGCTGGCGAACGCCGTCAATCTGGCGGAAAAATGATGCCGCCAGTTCATCCTGTCGACGGGCAAGCGCTGCGGCCTGCCCGTCATTCTCACGCATGCGCTGATTAAGCTCGGTTACGCGGCGGTAAGTTTCATCAACGGACTTTGAAACGTTCTGCCAGTCTTTGGTCAGCCCTTCCGTTGCGGCCGACTGGCGGGATTTCATATCTGCGGCAGCCGCCGCGCCAGCGTCACCCACGGTTTTAAACGCAGCCGCCTGCCGCTCGGAAGCGCGCTGCATTCGCGTCTGGGCTTTTTCTGAGTCCTCAGCCATCCCGGTTAGCTGGCCCTTTATGCGGGCAACCTGCTCGCTAAACGTGGCGCTGTCGACATCAAGGTTGATGACCAGGTCGCTAATTTGCTGGGCCATATCGGATACCTCCTGTGATCCCCTCAGCGGCGGTCATCAGCGCATCATCATCCGGCTCATCATCGCTGATGGCGACTCCGGAAGGAGAAAGCAGGCTGAAATGTGCGGGGGTAAGTTCCGGGTCGCGGAAGAAAAGAGTGGAGATGGAATAAAGCAGCTCTGAGAAATGTGCATCGAGCTGCGCGTCCTGAAAATAATGCTCCCGATAGAACTGGTGCCAGTCGCCCAGCTCACTGGAAGTCATTCCAGCCAGCATGGCGCGCCAGTCGGGTCGCCCAAACTCGCGCGCCAGATTCAGGACAAACGTCAGCTCGCTGGCAAGGGCTTTTCCGCCGTAACGGGTTCTGCGCTCTCGGCCTCCGCGGAGGCATCCGGATCGGCAGGATTGTCATCCTCAACCGGAACTAGCATGCCGGAGAGCAGCTTTATCTCCATTTCGGCTTTACCGATCGCCTCCGGCGGCCAGCCATTCAGGACCTGCTGATATAACGTTTCCACATCAGTGCCAGCCGGATCGTTATGCCACAAAGACATTGCGATCACCCGCGCACCGCAGCGAATATTTGAGCCAATCAGCCTGGCCGTCATTTCCTGATCGCTGATGCCGTCGCTCTCAGCGCTAACGGTCTTTTCCTCTGCGGCCATAAACGTAAGGAGCTCAATACGCTGAAGCGCCGACAGCTCAAAGATGGTCAGGGACTCTTTTTGCCAGGTGAACTTCTCTTTTTTCAGAAACATGCGGCCTTCCTTACGCTGCTGTTACGGTGACTTTGCAGACCGCAACGAAATTACCGTCACTGGTCATAACAATAATGTCAGCGGTGCCCGCCGCCACGCCGGTGACGGTGATCGCATTGCCGCTAACGGTGACCGTTGCTTTTGCCCCGTCAGAGGTTGCCACGCGGAACGAGGTATCTGACGCGCTGGCAGGGTTAACCGTCACATTAAGCGTTGTGGTTGCGCCGACGGCCACGCTTGCCGTGGCTTTATCGAGCGTAACGCCGGTCACGGGGATATTCGGGGTCCCGCTTTCTTCAGCCAGCTCCGGCTTGCCGGTATTGGTGATTTTCGCTGTACGGGTAATGACCTCTTTTGCCGGAATGGCTTTACCCAGGCTGCTGCACCAGCCGCGGAAAACGTCGACGGTACCGTTCGGGTATTTGATTTTGTAATAGCGCACTGAGCCATCAATAAACCATGCGACCAGGTCTTTTTGCCCTTCTTCGCCCGGTTTCCAGGCGAGGGTGAACGAGGTATCGCCAGCAGATTTTGCCCCCTGGGCGGTGGCGTTCCAGTCGGCATCCTCGTCGTCGAGGTAAGTGTCGTCATACGATTCGGCGGTCATTTCGCCCGGCGTCAGCTCTTTAATTTTCGCCAGGCGGTTCCAGTCGATATCCGAGAGTGGGTTAGCGAAAGCGTTGCCCGTTCCGGTGTAAAGCCAGAGGGTGGTACCGGCACCTTTCACGGGGGCCAGCGGGTTTGGAGTAGGCATAAGTACCTCTTAAATTGAATAGGTGATTAAGTACGTGAAATCGACTGAACCCCAGGTGGCCATTTCATCATCCCGCTGATAGTCATAACTCTGCGGGGTGAACGTCTCGACCAGTTCGGTCAGACCCGGGATGAAGGACATTGCCGGATACACTTTCTCTTCCATCCAGGAATCAAGCGCGCTGTCGGGGCTGGAGGCTTTAAGAAATACCTCGATGTGAACAACCGCCTGCCACGAATCTTCGTCAAGCGAATCGCCGGTGTACTCCGCGTCAGAAAGGTATACAGCCACGGCAGGGAGATCCTGCTCTTCAAGAAAAACAGGGCGCCCGTCAAACCAGGTGACCGTGTCGGTGATCTCGGCTTTCAGTTTTGCCAGAATGGCTGCACGAATTGCGCTGTGTCTGTTCATCGCTTCAGGTGGATCCTCAGTTGGTTTTTCAGGGCTGCGGAAAGTTCTTTGGGCATATCGCTTTCAATAAGGCGCTTTGAAATAGCGGTGAAGGCCACGGTGAGCGGTGTCTCAAGAGGAACTTTGACCACATCAATCGGATAACGGGCCTGACCTACGCGCCGCATGACCTGCCAGCGCCCGTTCGAGAGCTGTTGGATAAAAGCATTACGAAAGGTATAGGGCCCGATTTTAAGGACGCTGCCCGCTCCGTTTCTGGCCCCTTTTTTACGCGAGAGCCGGACGCGCGCCGTGCCGAGCTTTATCGCAGGAAGATTACCGCGGTTGATTTTTATCGACGCGACCGGGCGATCGTGACGGGCCTTGCGCAGACGGGAACGCTGGCGGACCAGACGAACCGGAAGCCCCTTTTTCCGGTTATCATCAACTGTTGCTTCTTTCGCTACAGCTTTGCTCCCCTGGCTTATCGTTCTGCTGGCCACCCGGTTTAGTGCTTTTGCGGTTGCCTCAGGAACGATTAACCGGCTGAGGCTGTTCAGGTTCTGAATAGCCCTTTCCAGTCCTTTCACAGACATAGCGCCTCCTCATTCGAGATGGATGCGGGGTTTTCCGTTGAACATGTCATAGCGGGTAACTGTCAGGTTCTTACCGTCGTAGTCGACACTGTCGTTTCGGCGTGGCTGGTAAAGCTCAGAGAAAACCACCAGCGAAGTACCTGTTCCCGACAATGGTCCCATTTCCTCGAGTTGATCGGCTGGAACAACGTCATAGCTGCTGCCATTGATGATCGCTGTCTTTCCCATCTTTTTTATGGTGGCCGCGTCCATGCGCGCCGCCATCCGGTCAAAGGGGTTAGGCATTGATCTTAACTTCAACAACGGTGGTGTTTGCCCCTGCATCTTCCCAGGCAATGCCCGCGGCAACGGCGTCCGTTTCTTCGATCGTGATTTTGCCGTCCTTCAGATACACCTGCGCCCCGGCAGTAACCGCATCTGCGGATACTTTTGGCAGAAGGAAAACACCCTCGGTAAAACCGTCCCCGGTATCGCCAGCCGGGATATCGGTAATTGCCACCGCGATAAGTTTTCCAACAACAACCGGGTCGCCGCTGTGAACATCGGTTGCACCGCCGCTTACCAGAGGGATCGTTTTCCCGTCCTGCGCATAGTTCTTAGCCATAACTTCTCCATTCAGCCCCTTGCGGGGCTGGTTTCAGGTATAAAAAAAGCCCTTACGGGCGTCTGTTTGTCAGGACTGTTTTTTACTGACCAGAGGATTTGGTCATGCCGCGATAGTCCAGCGGCGCCACACCTGCATCAATACGCACTTTCGTGGCGATACCATCAGTGGTGAAGCCTTCCTGCTGATCGATGTATGGCGTGTCGACGCCGTTGAGATAAGCGACCTCGATGGTGTCGGTGCCCTTCGCGGCAGCCAGATACCAGGCTTTCGCATCAGCTTCATCCAGGCGTGGTTCGGCAATGACTTCTGCAAAGTTCTGGATAGGGTTAACGATCCCGGCATTGATGTCTGCACCTTTAACACTGGCCGACTTGATGGTCTGATTTGCCAGAGTTTCCAGGGCGACGGGCACCAGCATGTAGGCCGGACGGATATTCAGGGTTCGCTCCCCCTCCTTCTGCAGACGCATCAGCTTGCGCGATTCGTCCAGGCTGGCCACAGAAATTGCGCCCGCGCTCAGGTTCTTGTGATCGGCATGGAACAGCGCCTTTCCGTCTGAGAGTTTCGGGTTTTTAGTCAAAATGGCGTAAACCAGATCGCCAATCGTTGCTTTCGCCGCGCGCCCCATCTTCATCGGTACGTCGGTAAGCTGGTTCAGATCGTCGTTGATGATCGCCTGGCGGGTTACTGAGAAGATTTCACCATACGTGGCAAGCGCGATTGTTTCGCCTTTATCACTGGTAGTAATGTACTTGTACTCAGCCCCTTCGCGAACTTTTCGCAGCGAAGGGAAACCACCCATACCGACACGATGCGCCGTTTTGAAGTCCGACAGCTGGCCTTTTTTGGTCCACTGCTCGAAGGTTTCCTGCGCCTCGTCCCAGCCCTGAATCAGCGCTTTGTTCGCAACATCAAGCAGAATGTTGCCAAAGTCAGAGGTGCTGTGGGTCAGTGCCAGGCCAACCATCTGCATCGGGTTGTAGCTGGCCACGCCGATACCTTTTTCAGTCAGGGCCATACGCGCATACTCGCGCAGCGTCATACCGTTATAAACGTTATCCCGCTCCTGACCTTCGAACCCCGCACGCGCCATCAGTGCCTGGCGAATACCATCCGCGACGAAGTTACCATTGCCCGCATGAATATGCGGCTGGGTGGTTTTATTGGACGGCGTGGCCGTTTTACCGAGTTCTGCCAGCAGCAAATCTTTCGCCTTATCGACGGAACAATCAGGGTCGGCCACACACTGATTCTGCAGTTCCATGTGCTTATTGCCGAACATGGCAAAGAGATCGCCGATAGCGTTAACACGGGCTTTCTGCTCAGCTAACACCTGCGCGCGGATCACATTTTCATCCGGCGCCGGGTCTGTTTTTGCCTGCGGTGCCTGAGGCTGGGTAATAACCGGGTCACGCTGGGTAGTGTTGCGCGGCGGGGTGATCATGTTGCGAATGCTTTTTGGCATTTTTTCAAATTCCTCAATACGTTTTGAATGAATACAGGCCATAGCCTGAAGGGATGGTGTCACCTGGTCGGCAAAACCCAGTTCAAGGCACTCGCTGCCGTTCATCCAGGTTTCGTCCTCCAGCATTGCCGCAATTTCTTCGGTGGATTTTCCGGTTTTCTGCGCATAAGCCGGGATAAGAACGGATTCAACCTTGTCGAGAAGATCCGCATAGTCGCGCATATCGCTCGCATCGCCACCAGCAAACCCCCAGGGCTTATGGATCATCATCATCGTGTTTTCAGGCATGATGACCGGATTGCCTACCATCGCAATCACCGAGGCCATGGAGGCCGCGAGACCGTCGATATGCACGGTAATCGCCGCGCCGTGGTGCTTCAGCGCGTTATAAATAGCAATACCGTCGAAGACATCACCACCGGGCGAGTTGATATAAAGGTTGATGTGGGTGACGTCCCCAAGTGCCCGGAGATCATTGACGAACTGTTTCGCCGTTACGCCCCAGTACCCGATTTCGTCATAGATAAAAATGTCGGCCTCACTGTTATTGCTGGCCTGCATGCGGAACCACGAATTACTTTTTGCGCTGGCTTTCGGACGGTGGCGCGCCCGGTTCTTTGGCTTCGGCACTGGTGCCTCCTTTATCATTGGCGGGGTCGGTGTCAAACACCAGGCCCTGTTCACGGTTCTCGTCAACCTCCGCTTTACGGCGTGACTTAACATCATCCGGGTTGCGACCGCTGGCACGTATCCAGTCGGATTCAGTAGCAGCACCGCCGCGGATCTGCGTTTTCCAGGCATTCGCTTCTTTAACGGGATCAATCCACGGCATAACGGGCCCCGAATAAACCGCGTTATAAAGCGAGTCCATATCGATGCCTCTCGGCAGCTTGATTTCTCCGGCAGCAATAGCCATCTTCAGCCAGGCCCGGTACATGGGCCGGGTCACTGAACCGATGAACCAGTCCTGAAGAATCAGATATCCGTCGGTTGACTCGACAAGCTCCTGCCGCTGGGCACTGTACGTTCCGTTGTAGTTTCTGGATGTGCTGGAAAAGCTGAGGCGACTGCCGGCGGACACGGCACGCAGCTGTCCGTTACGAAACGACTCGAGGTTAGGGTTCGGGCGATCGGATTTAATCATCCCGATTTCTTCCCCGGCCTGCAGCTCGTCATAGAGCATACCGGGCTGAATCATCAGCTCGCGGTCATCGCTGCTGGAATCAGACTCGAAGCTCTGTCCGTCGCCTTTTTTGATATACATGCCGAGTGCGGCAGCAATTCTGGCAGCGGTAAGCTCAGAGTCCTCGTACTCTTTCAGCGCGCTCAGACGCATCAGAACACCTGACAATAGAGACGTTCCGCGGGTCTGGTGCAGGCGTCGTGTGAATTTGAGATGAAGCATGTTTTCTGCATCTATCTCTTTGGTATCGAACTGACGCCCGGATACTGGCAGGCTTTTATAGACCTGATATTTTTTCGGGCGCCCCCAGTTATCGACAATAACGCCCTGATTGAGCTGGGTGGCGGCATCGCTGTTCATCGGCACGAAGTCCGGCTCCAGCGCTTCCAGCCAGAACGGCACGCCAGCAACCGGCTGAAGACCATTTCCGGTACCGCGAACCAGCTGAGCAAATACCTCACCGTCCCGGAGCCACGTTCGCAGCATCAGCCGCTCCAGCATGGGGCGGGTAAACTGGGTTGTAACATCGGGTCTTACGGACCATTCGCCCCACTTTCTGCGGATATCAGTGGCCAGCTTTTTAGCTATCTTCCCGTTAGTCAGCATCGGATGCGGTTCAACTATGATGCCCTTCGCACCCACCACCCTTTCTTCCAGCTTGTCGAAAACGCCAATCACCAGATCGTGGTTGTTGTCCAGCCAGCGCGCCTGCTGCCTCAGTGAAACCGCCCCCATCTGGCTGAGCTGATCGGCTGAGCGATTTTCCTTCTGGGCTTTGTGGGTACGCGTTTGCTTTACCGCCTCATACGCCTTAATAACTGCGCGGGCACGCAGGCGTGAGGCTTTCCAGCCTGGTGAAAACAGGCCTATCGCATCATCTAAAAAACTCATCCAAACCTCGCCAGCCTGTAGCCGGGTCGCCCGCGGCGTTTGTTATTGAGCGTAGCCAGTCGTCGCTCCCATTCCTGACGGCCTTTTCTGATTTCCGACAGGTTTTCGAGCGTCATCTGCTGCCCGTTGAAAGTGATTGATTTCCCCTCCAGAACAGACAGCTCGGCAGCAGCGTAGCGGTCGATCATGTTTTGAATATCTGCTGGATTCACACCCAACCTCCTGACGAAGACCACGGATTAGCCTGCTCGGTTACGGGCTTCTCACGTTTTGGTTTTGATTTAGATTTCGGCGCAGGCGGCGGGGATGGCATTTCGCCATTTTCCGTCTGCGTGTCCTCGATCCACGTTTCCCGCCGTGCCCACTCAGGAGCTGACGGCCATTTGATTTTTTCGTAACCACTAAGGATGGCGAGCGCGTCGGCATAAACGAGCAGGTCAAATGCTTCGTTTGCGCCCCGGCCGGGCTTACTCCATTTCCCTTCATTCGAGCGTTCCTCATACGTCAGTTCGTCATAGAACCAGCTGCCCAGCCAGGCGGGGAAATGCACATAGCCAGGGCCGGGTGAATCACGCCACAGCGCATTATTCACCCGGTCTTTAAGGGCATCGGTCTGGAGAAGATAAAGAGGCACATCACCCGTCGCCTGTGCGCGGCGCGTTGATCTGCCCGTGTTGTCGGGAAACGTTCGCTGGATAAGTTTGCTGCGCCTGACGCTGTCCCCCTTGAAGAGATAGATACGCTTACCCAGCCCCTCACGGCGACATCTGCGCCAGAATTTGTAGGCATTATCCGTCACGCCATCTTCACCCCCTGAGTCCACGGCCATCGACATCAGCCGCATGCCCTTTGACGGGTCAGCTGCGAGTGGCCACGTTTTATCAAAGACGTCGGTGAGTAAAAGATCCCAGTCCTCCGGATAGCTCGCCGGATCCACCTGAATGCTTTCCCCGTTGCCGTCGCAGCGCAGCGAATGCCGGATGTTGTAACGGTCAACTATCCAGCGCTCACCCATACTTCCATAACCCGTAATCTGCACAACAAAGCGCCGGTTGCGCCCGGCCTGCACGTCCACGGTCGCAGTGAGAAACTGCACGCCATCGGGTACCGAACGTTTTGGGACTTCTTCGGCACGCTGCTCGAGCAATTCACTTTTACGCTGCTCCATGCTGGCCCGCGGCAAATAGGGCCTGCCGAAATCGGTGTTGATCACCGTCTTCAGGGTTTCTTCGCTGCGCGTGGATTCATATTCCTGCTCGGCGGTCAGGAACTTATAAATAAGCTGCGCCCAGGTCTGGTAAGCAGCTGCCGGACCTTCCATCCAGAAAGAGGCAATACGGGAACGACGGCCATCACCGCTAACCTGGCCTTTCCTGTCGATGGTTTGCCCGTCCCGGAGCCAGACACATTGCATGTTAAGCGCACGCTTCATGTCCGGTGTGATCCTCCCTTTACAGGCCGGGCACTGTAGAAAAGCCGCTTCGCTGGCAAGCACAGGATCGCTGCTGTCGCGATACCCGGTCATATTGTCCATTTCCGGCTGGAAATATTCGCCGCAATGCGGGCATGGCCAGTAAAGACGACGGCGGTCACCACGGTTATAGAGCGATAAAATTCCGGTGGTCGGAGGGGCTTCATGGGGCGTGGAACGCCGCCATTTTGTGTCTCTGATATCCCTCCCGGGCGAGCTTTCAACCAGCGTCATCCCGGAGGACATAAATGTCGTGGTACGCTTCGATGCCAGTGAAAAAGCATCCCCCTCCCCGTCGATATCTTCCGGAAAGCGGTCATAATCCGTCAGCGCCACACTCTTATAGTCCGAGGACGACATGATATTGACGGATGGCCAGCCAAGCTTCAGATAGTTACCGGCGCGGAAAGTACGGTCGTAGACGTTGTTATCGTTACGTCTTGGGCTTAGCCGGGTTTTCACTTCAGGGCTACAGCGAAAAGTACGGTCCAGGCGTTTTTTGGAATGCTCGCGAGCTTTTTCCTCAGATACCTGAATCACAAGCATATCTGCCGGATCGCAGACAATGTTATAAACAATCCAGCCGTCAATCAGCCCGATGGTTTTACCTGTTCGCGCCGGGCCCACAAACACCACCGCATCGTATTCACGCGATGCCAGGCAGTTCATCGGCTCAATCACATAGGGTGCCAGATCCGGATCCCATGGAACTGAGTTTCCCGCCCCCATTGGCACGCGCATATAAGTACTGACCGCATCGGCCACCGGCATACGACGCGGGGCTCGTAAAATACCGGAGACATCGCGGCGGATGTCCCTGGCGGATGCCCGCTTTGCCATCAGTCCTCCTCAGGCTCTTCCTCCTCTTTTTCAGCGTCCTGCACCCTCTCCGCCATCTGGTCGCGCAGATCATCAATAACGCTTTGCACACGAACTACCGCAGCAGGCGTTAAAGCACAGTCGCGCTCGAGCACATCCGGGAGGGTTTCAAGTACCATGACGACGGCTTTCGCCATCAATGAGAATTCTCGCGCCACTTCATCTGCGGGTATTAACTGCCCCGTATCCTGTTCGAACTTCAGCCTCTCATTCTCTGCTTTCCAGTGGGACAGCCTGTCAGAGGGGGGCATATCATCGATGTTGGCCGAAACGGTAGGGATCATCAGTTCGGTCAGAATGTCGGTCACCAGATAGAGCTTTAACTTGCTGTTGCTGCCTGGAGCAGGTTCAACATTTTTCAGTCTCGCGGCAACCGTCTGACGGTGTACGCCGGTTATCCCTGCCAGCTGGTTGATATTGAGTTTTAAAGTGGCAATTTCCTGGTCCATGATGGTGAACACTTTTTAAACGATTCGACATCTTGCGAAAATGGCCTCTAATTAAATCAAAGACCTGCGCACATGATGATGATGACCCTGGATCCGAAAAACTAGCCGTTTCCCGCGAGCGCGCCGCCCCGTGGTAGGTCCCCCCGCCGGGAGGACCCATCAGAAAATGCTAAGTTGACCTATTTTATTCGATACTGCCCACTGATGCTTCATGTGCTGTCAAAGCTCTCGTTTCAGAACGTCGGCGTACTGGTGGGGTGTTATTACAATCCCGACCCGCGATGAAATTGCGTATGCGGTTGCATACGGGACACCATTAATAGTGACCAGCATTTGGTTTTCCTTTTAGGCACGTACTTTTTTAACTGCTAAGGAATCTAATGAAATGAATTTCTTAATTCACTACTGAAACATATCGTTAAGATGATTTGCGATACGAAAAAGCCACTGTCAAATGCAGTGGCCTTTTTTGTTAGCCTCAGACTATTTTATAACTGTATTGAAGAAACTAGTTTTTTATTCATCTGAAGAAATTTCTTTTCCAGCTTTTTACCACAATCATCTATTATCTTAAAAGCCTCGTCTCTTTCCATGCGATGATTTAGTACTCTATCCTCAGCATTATTAGAAGCTGTTAAGAGTTTCCTAACTTCAACGAGATCAGACTCAAAAAATGGGAAGTACAGGAAAATGAGAGCCTCAATCCTATCATGCAGACCACTTTCAAGCTCAAGTGCAGCTACATTAGTATAATAATCATGTAGATTTATTTTGTTCATGAGCAAACTGAGTCTATACAGATGAATATTACTTATATATTTTGTCCACTTGGAAAGTAATATGTGAAGTTCCTCTGTTTTTGATATCAATAATTTTTTCTTTTCTTTTTCGGCATCTTGCTGTGTCTGCTTCAAATATCTTTTCTCAGCAAAATGATTAGCGAGAATTGCGCCACCAAAAGCACCAATCAAAGCACTACTGACTCCAAGCAGTGAGGTGATCATCTGAGTTTCCAAGGGCGGTTCCTAGTGAATGATAAGTACAGATAATGATGCCATTTAAAGATAAAAAGAGAAATACGTATTTTTTAGGATTGTTTTTCCATATCGCATACAAAATCTTTTGGGTTTTTGAGCGTTAGCGGTTCGTATCAGGGCGGACTCACCTTCTGGCAGTTCACCTGCCACGCTTTGTTATGCGCTAAAATGTCTTTCTTCGTCTGACGGTCCAGTACATCCCAGTCGTGATCGGTTCCGTAAATGGGTTTAACCCAGTCGCAAGCCGTGTCCACTACCTCAACCCTTGCGGCTCCAGTCTGTGCGCAGCTCGCGATCAACATCGTCATCAGGCATGTGATTAACAGTCTGCTGTACATTACTGGCCTCTTTCGTGACTTCCGCTTTGCGTTCTGCCGCGGCAACGGTCGCCGCAGCATTCTCTTCAGTGCGCTGCTGTTTGGCTTTGGACTGTGCCTTTCCGCTGCCACGAATATTTCCAGCAACAAACCCGCTGAATGCTACGGCCACCAGCGCAGCAATACCACCCAAAATCATTTCGATGATGCTCATAGCCACCTCAGACCAGCACGGATTTAGCCAGATTAAATAGTGCACGGCGTTTCTCCTGCCCGTTTAAGCCGCCGTTGATTAGCAGCGTAACGCGCTCAACATCGCCTGAGTGGAGCAGGCAGCCGCGGGAAGCATAGAACCACGCAGCCGAGTGCGCGGCGTTTTCGTCCACCTCCAGCAATTCAGGCTGTGTCACCAAATCCAGCTTCAGCGCCTGACCGCACCTGCGGTAGTTGCTCAGCCCGGTGATTTGCTTCAGCCCGCGCCCGCGATATTTCCAGCCGTCGCCCGCTACCTGATTACCCAGATTCTTTTTCCCCCACTCGCCACCGTAGACAAGATTAGCGATCGCTTTCTGGTTGGCCGGTTGCGTTGCCGTTCTGCCGAGCGCGGCGGCCTGCTGGGGAGTGATGCGGTGCCTGCCGAATGTAGGCACCAGGTTTTCAGCCGCGTAATTCAGGTTTTCCACCAGCCGGGTAAAGCCTGAGGACTCGTGCCCCATCTGTGCGATAAACATGGCCTGGTCAAGCGGTGCGGTAATGCCGAATTCATTCATTGCAGCATCGATGTAATGAAACCAGCGCACAGCTAGCCCGGCGCTGATACCTGCCGCCTTTTGAAATTGTGTTTGGTTCACGTTGTGCTCTCTCCCGTAATGCGAGCGATATTGCCGCCCGCACGCCAGACAGCCACGCAGACAACAAGATTAATTAGGATTTCACCGTAATCGACCTGCACATAATCGCCGTGCCAGATGCGGAAAGCCGTGTATGCAGGAGCCAGAATCAGCCCATACGCCAGAAACTCCATTACCCGGCGGCGCCGCATACTGCGCTTACGGAAAAACATCAGGCGGAACGAAATCATGATGCAGGCCAGTGCATTAAGGTGAAGCAACAGCCATGGAAAGTTCAGCAGCAGCCACGTCATTCTTCCCCCTTCACGCCGGGCAGATTGCCTGATTTTGAGCGGGCAAGAATGCGCAGCAGAATTGTCACGGAAACCGTTGAAGCCGCCAGTGCGCCAATCGCGGGCGATACCTTGATAGTTACTGGCGGGCTAAGCTGATTCAGTCCGGCGTTGATCAGGGCGGCGATAATTTCTGATGCAGTACCGGCACAGTAAATGCCACCGATAAAGGAAATGAGCGCAAAAAGAATCTGCTTCCAGATTTTGTGATCCTCAGAACTGAGGATATACAGCGCCGCCCCTGCGAGGGAGCAGACCATCACTGCTGGCGTTGCCTCTGGAAAAAGCGTGGCGAAGGTGATTCCAGTTGTACCAGCAGCCACGCCCGCCGTTACCGTTGCAGTTATTGGTTCTGCGGACATTTAGCCCCCTCTTATTGCTGTGGATCCTCTCAGAAAAAATTGAGGGGAAATAAAAAAGGCCGCCAGTTGGCAGCCTTAAAAATGATAAAGCCTACCAATTTTGGCAGGCTTTCGATGATTTAGTGGTGTGTAGTGAATGCCACAATTAACAGCTTACAAAAGTTTTTGCGTACGCGTTAATTTTTTTGTATTTTCATAAATACACAGCTAGTAACCCCTAAGTAGAATAAAAAAATGACTGCAGAAATAGCCGTTTTCAATAAGACCGCTGTAGCCTTAGCAGCAGATTCAGCTGTAACGATTTCAGGCGGTGGTAAACATAAAATTTATAATGGTGCAGAAAAACTTTTCGCTTTGACTAAACATCATCCAGTAGGATTGATGGTGTATGGAAGCGGCGACCTATGTACTGCACCATGGGAGCTTGTCATCAAGGCATACAGGAAGGAATTAGGTTCTAAATGCTTTGACACACTTGAGGAGTACGCTGAGGATTTCTTCAGTTACCTGCAGTCTGCAGAAGCTGTAATTACATCTGGTATGCGTGATGCGCACCTCTATCACTTCTTAAGTGAAACTGTTTTTGGAATGCTGGTTGATGCTTTCTCCGAAGATCTCGATCCTGCTTATCTAGTAAACTTCGATGAACTTCAATTTGTGACAGATTTCACAAATTACTGCGGACAGTTGCTGACAAGATTGGAAGAAGTTGATTATTTGGATGGATTTAGTTCAGATGACGAACAAACAGCACTTACATACACCTTAGCAGTCTCACAGCGTATTATTAGCCAAAAATTTAATGATTTCGCTCCCGCATCCATAACACCACAACTTACCAAAGTGGTTAGTGACGTATTAGCGGCCATGATTTGTAAGCAAAGTGATATAGGTTCTATCTCAGGGATTGTAATCGCTGGCTATGGTGATAAAGACTATTATCCCAAGGTTCTATCCTATGAGGTATGTGGTTTCTTTAACAACAAAATCAGGAAGACCACAAACGCTGATAAGTGTTGCATTACTCCAAACTGCGGTGTCACCCCCTTTGCTCAAGAAGATGAGGTTTCTGCTTTTATGCAGGGGGCAAGCTCCCATCTCATACAAAACCTTCATAATGAGTATCAGAGTTCAATCATTAATCTGCTGGATGGTATAGATACAGTAATCACAGATATGGTTCCTGCGACAGATCTCGAAGGAGCCAAAGAGGCTATAGTTAACGTAGTTCGTGGGACAGTCGCCGAGTGTAAAGCCCGTATAGATAGCTTTGTACGCGAAAACTATGTTGACAAAGTTGTTAATATGATCGAGTTTTTACCAAAGCAAGATCTTGCCTACATGGCTGAATCATTAGTTAATTTAACTGCTTTCAAGCGCAAGGTCTCCGACGACACCGAAACAGTAGGCGGCCCAATAGACGTTGCGATTATTTCTAAAGCAGATGGTTTTATCTGGGTAAAAAGAAAGCACTACTTTGCAAAAGAACTGAACCATCACTACTTTTCGCGGTCATAGAGACAAATGGATAAGGGGAAAAAAAATGTCACTTAAGCAAGCTTATGAAAGAACACAGCCTAAAAGCGTTAACGATTTTTTCCATGTAAACGCTTCAGGGAAAACCAGACGTAATGCTACAGGCAACTCTAACTTTTTCACCAAATTATACAAAGAGTTACCAGCGCAAGCATAAGGTTAAAAAAGCCACTACGGTGGCTTTTTTTTTATCCTACTATAACGATACTCATAACACCTTCCACAAAACCCAGCGCTGTTTGTAGTTCTTTCCTTATTGTTCCATCAGAACACTTTCTTTTTTTAGCAATAGCTCGCAGCGAGATACCAATCACGAAGTGAGCTATGATCAGCTCATATTCTTCTGGCTTGTGCTGTTTGAGACGTGCGACACAACCATCAATCATGATCCCTTCATCATCATCACATTGCAGGCGTGACTTCTTACCGTGCGGCAGTAAACCTTTAAAACCAGCAGCTATTGGTTGCCAGTCGACTCCACTGCTATCAGCTGCAGCCCACGCTCCCCAACGATCCATTACCTCGTACATGTCACGCATTTTTCTCTCCAATATCCTCGATAATTATCATTCCGGCTTCACCCCAAACTTTTGATGTCCGGGCGTCCCAAATGTGGGAATCATCCTCAAACAAGGCGTCCAACAGAGATTTTGTTAAGTTGTCCAGATCGGGCTTTTGCTGATGGGGTTGTCCATCCATAGCTGCGCGCTTCTTCTTGCTCCAGCTCGTCGGCATCGGCAAAACGAAGGTGATATGGGCGCCGCTCTCCGGTACCTGGATTCCATGCAGACTGGCTTCATCGCAGAACATGCGATAGCGCATCACCGGCGGACGCTGCTTCCACTTATCGCGGCGTGTCATGCGGGGTTTTCCAACTGGGGTGATGATGTATTTAGGCATAGAACACTCCCAGCTCTAACTGGACCTGCTCCAGCAGCTGCAACTCGGTACCGAAGTTTCTCTCCCATTGCTTACGACCAGCATGAATGGCCACACCATAACCGCCGTTGCGATGGTGCATATGGCACAGAGGAATTGATTTCCGATGGTCAGCGCGCTGGCTTGCGCCCTGCCCGGTTCGGATGTGGTGGATTTCCGCAGGCGTTTCGCCCAGTTTCTGATTTCTGCACACGATGCAGCCCAATGCGGCCACACGCGAAAGATGGAGGCTATCTGCTTTCTTCATGCTGGACCACCAGCATAAGCAGAAACACCGCACATAGACGGGCGGTGAGGGTTGTTTAGGGTAATGCTCTGCGCCATTTTGATTCCTCAGGTTGGCGCAGTAATCAGTGGGTGTTCAGCCCGTTTGATTATTATAAATCAACACCTACTGCTTGAGAACCTTAAGTGCTTCTGGCAGGGAGTTCAAGTTGATAATCCGATCTTCATCATCCAGAATCTGGGCTGAAAGCCCGCCTCCTTCCCGGCGAATCAGTGTGCGTAATGCCTTGCTGGTCACCAGGTAGTCTGTTATTTCACCATCAGTAAGACATAAAACAAGCATTCCGTCTTTGGTGAGACCGGCAGCAAATTCATTCAATTTCATGGGCAATTCCCTAAAAATGGATTTCCCCTTGCGGGGGCGGTCCTTTTCTCCCTGTGAACTGATTTCATTTAGGTTTCCGCTAACCAGATGTCTAATAGGTTAGAAAGATCAATTAACCATAATTGACCTGTCTAACCGATCTGCTTTCAAAACACAGTACTCAGGTCCTGCTTTTTAAATCACAGGCCGATCATCGGTATCTGTCACACGATTTAGGAGGTGCGTTATCACGCCCATTACGGTTGCATCGTCCAGCGCATCACCCTCGATAGCCTCTCCATCCTGAGTGATCAGCGCTTTCCCCTGGACTTTTGCGAAATCCAGACTGCCGCAGAACGAAATCAGGATGGTGTCACCCACTTCCGGCTTTCTGGCGACGTTTATGATCGCGTACCCGGCTGATGTTTCGATGGTTCGGCAGTTGCCGTCATAGCCGTGAAGGCTGGCGATAGTGAAAGTCTGTACTGCATAGTCTGCTGCTGGTGATGGAAAACCCATAATAACCACCCCCTGATAATTAACTGTATATTTATACAGTAACACCAAAAAAACGAGGGTCAAGATTTTGGGCGCAAAAAACCCGCCGGAGCGGGTAAGTGCTTAATCAATAATCAATTCTTCTCATAGCCAGCACCACCAGCAGGATTAAAACCACCAGCCATATAGCCCCTGATAACAGCTCCATCAGATACACTGTTTCACCTCCTGCAGAGACGTCACTCGCCCCTCCACATTGCTCACTTTGCCCCCGCTAACTCTTTCCATTTTTCTTTAAGCAACTGCCGGGCCGCTGCCTCTCCATCAGGCGGGAACGAAAATCCCGCGCGGACACCAGGACAACCGTTCGAACAGCGGACCTCTGCAGACCCCCAGTTCATCCCGCGACTGCGGACCCTCAGTGCAGGAGACATGCCGCATACAGGGCATTTCGGCAAATCAGTCATTTCCCATCCCCTGCAGCAGATGTTTGTGGCGGCGCAGCTCGCGAACGGCGCCCTGCAGACGCTGCAGGTTTGTTAGCTTCGTTTTCGTGCGGCGGATTTCGGTCGAGATATAGCGCGATGACGGAATAATCAGGTCATCAGGGCGGCTGGCGAAAGCTGGGATATCCTGAATAATTTCAGCAGTGGATTTGCTGGCTGGCGCAGCTGCTTGGTCGCAACCCTCTGGCGCTGGTTCCTGCGGTTCTGGCTTAGTGACCGGTTCACCCGCAAGACTCCAGGTGATGTTTTTACCGTCAACATGGCGCAGGACCAGACCGTCCTTGCACATTGCACCCAGCGAAGCATTCAGGGCTCGCGAACCTTTACCCAGTTTTTCTGCGACCTGATTGGCGGTCATTGCCCCCTGGCCCTGCATTGCTGACAGCACCCTCTCAACCAGCGGCGACTGCTGCTTGGGTCTGATACGCTTCGGCTTCTGCTCTGTCGCGGTACCGAGGAACCAGCCGCCGTCAGCAAAATCACACAGTCCCTGCTCTTTCTGCTCGCGCAGCATGTTCAGCGCTTCAACGGGCTCGATTTCCAGACGGGCAGCAACCTCGCGATATGTTGCTTTTTTCATGGCTTTCAGTGCATCCAGTACGGTTTCCATAATTTTCTCCTCAAAATTCACTTAACAGGTCTCAGGTGGCTAACGTTTCCGCGATAGCTCTCCCAGTCAAAGTTCACCCAAATGCCGTTATCCATGCGCAGGCGATCGATAACCCTTGCCCCCAGGGTCTCTACCAGCGCGTCGTAATTCAGGTTGGTCAGAACGCCAACCGGGCGCATTGCGGCCAGGCGGCGATCGATAATCTGGTTCAATAAAACTTTCTCGCCGCGGCTATCGCGCTGAATGCCGACTTCGTCGAGCACCAGCAGATCCACTTTGCAGAGGTCATCCAGCAACGCGGCTTCAGACAGCCCTTCGTCGTAGCAGGCCCTGGCGCGCAGAGTCAGGTCCGGCACCGTAACAATCAGAACCGTTCGGCCCTGTTTCAGCAGATAATTTCCAATGGCCGCTGAGAGGTGATTTTTCCCGGTACCTGGCTTTCCTGTGAAAACGAAACTGGCGAATCCGGTACCAAAATTTTGCGCATAGCTCTTTGCCATACTCAGCGCATGGCGCTGGCCATCGCCCTCCACCATGTAATTCGCGAAGCTGCAGCTGCGGTGCAGGTTCTGGATTCCGGATCGCCCGAAAATTTTCTCTGCCCGTACCTGCTGGTTGAGCTTGTCGATTTCCGCTGCGCGCTTTTGCCCTTCTTCACGCTGCCAGGCCATCAACTCAGCTGCACTTTTGAATTTGGGTTCAATGCCTGCCGGAATCACACGGCGAAGGCGATCGAGAATCGAACCTGCGTTTTGCATGCTTACCCCCTGAATCCTGGCGGAACGGTGTTATCTGGACGGGAGATCTGATTTATATCCCGTCCACCAGCCTGGTAATGCCCCGCTCCCGGTGACGCCAAGCGAAGGATTAGGTCATCCCATTTTTCGCGGAGTTTCGCCGGGCATTTGACCTGGCGAACCCAGAACGGATCGCTCTGAACACGCCTGAACATCTCGCAAATCTGCTTGTGAGTGTGCCCATCAAGTGTGCGCATCAGTCGAACGTCATTCGCCCAGACCGTCCAGTTCGGCTCTTTCGGACTTACAATCTCGCCGTCAAAGGTTGCTGCTTCTTCGTAAAGTTTCAGCACGCGCTTCCAAATCCATTGCGCGCAGGTCAAATCTTCCTGGCTTCCCCACTGGCGTTTCGCGGGACTGCATATCACCGCTTCAGGGTGGCGCTTTAAAAATTCGTTTTTTGTCATCTTTCCGTCCGACGGCGGAGCGTCCGGACAAGAAGGATATTCTGGTTCTTTGACTGGTTCAGAAGAGTGACTGATTCTGGGTGAATCTCTTTCACTACCCCCTGGTGAATTTGGTTCACCATCTGGTGAATCTCCTGCACCACCCCCTAGTGAATTTGCTTCACCACCCTGGTGAATTTCCTGCACTACCCTCGAACTGGTATTTGCACCGTTCAGGGTTAGTCGGTAAAAATTGCTGCCATTGCCTTTCGGCCCCGATCTGGTCTCTTTTCGCATCAGTCCAGACTCGCAAAGCGCGGCAACATGATTCATGACGGAACGACGGCTGATCTCACACTGATCAGCGATATGCTGATAGCTCGGCCAGCATTCGCCCTGGTCACTTGCGTTATCGGCCAGCTTAAGCAGAACCAGCTTACGAAGCGGGTTTCCTACCTTGACCTTCATCGCCTGAACCATCAGTTCCATGCTCATAGAACACCTCGATACAGCTGAACTAGGCTACGTTTGAACAAGTAGAAACCAGCTTCACTTTGACGCCGACCAGCTGCGCCAGCGCGTCGATAGCTTCCAGAGTCTCGCGGCGGATTACCGGTTGCGGTTTCCCAGTGAATACCGCGTTGGTGGCTTCGATACACTCTTTGTTAACCCTGGCGGCCCGGTAGAGCATGCAGTCTTTCTGCTTCAGCTCGTTATCAATGGCTGTGCGGATGGCATAGCTCAGAACTTCCGCCTGTTTCAGGTAGTTAGGCGTATTGTTGCGGAATGCACGCTGAATAATTTGCTTGTTGTTGTGCAAGCGCCGCGCGTACTCGTCAGGGTCCGTCACGTTATCCAATGGCTGAAGCAGATCGCCAAAGTGATGCGGGGTTATAAGCTGCGTGACCGTCTTCCATCCCTTTTCCTGAGCCCAGGACTCCAGCTCACATGCTAGTTTTTTGATTTCCATCACTCAGACTCCTTTGAATCTTTTGGGTTATCTTTGTGCTCATACAAAACTGAGTCGTACTTCAATGCACCACCCGTTATCTTTTCTAGTCGCGCGGCTCGTCGTTCAGGGACCAACTCCCCCCATTCACTGACAGAGGATCGAGCGATGTTGAGAGCTCTCGCTACATTGGCTTTTTTCCCAAAGTGTTTTATTACATCTTCGGTTTTCATTGGGTTCTCCTTGGTAAGTTTTCCTAACTTTATATGTTAAGGAAACAAGAGTCAATGCGCGTTAGGATTTCCGAACTATGAAAACGATCGGTCAGCGTATAAAAGAGCGACGCTCTGCCTTGAAATATACCCAGCGCAGCCTAGGTAAACAGGCTGGGGTTGCCCATGTCACAATCTCTCAGTGGGAACGTGATGAAACCTCACCGAGAGGCGATAACCTATTCAAACTAGCTGCAGCACTGAACGTAGAGCCGGGCTGGATTATTAAGGGTGATGAGGGGTATGAACCACCACCAGCCGAATCCTACAGATTGTTATCCCCACAGCAGCATCAGCTTTTAGAGCTCTTCGACAAGCTTCCTAATGCAGAGAAAGAACAACACATCATCAATTTGCGGGACAAGGTCAAGGACTATGATCAAACGTTCAATGACCTCATAAAAACCAAAAGCAAAGAAGAAATCCTGCAGATCCTCAAAAACCTCGACATCAAATAATTTTCACCCTCATAGGCCGCTCCAACAGCGGCCTTTTTGCGTTTTCCGCCCCTTATGTTAGGTTTTGCGAAATTTATACTTGACGATTTGTTAGGTTTAAATAACAATTAGCGTTATCAAAACTTAACAGCAGTAATCAGTAAACGTTCCGCCTACCCGGCGATAAGGGTAAACAGAGCGAACAAGCAGGACGCCCATGAAGTAGCTGCCGGCGACATACTAAACACCGGATGAGATGGAAAGACAATCGCGCAGCAGGTTTACCGTTCCGCCAGTTTGGCCTTAAAGGCACACAGGAGTTAACCATGATCGATTTCGCACGCAAAAAAGCTGGCTGCCAAGCCGTTCGCTTAAATTTGTTTGAAGTTCTGGTTCGTAAGCTTTGCTACTTACTGGCACAGAAAGGCAATCCAGAGCTTAAAGCATGAGCTCGTTCTTTGCCCTGATCGTTACCGTCTGTGCCCTCACCGGGGAATGCTCAGACATCATGCTTGGTGTTTACCAAACAGAAGCTGGTTGTAATTCAGCTGCCAAAGAGCAGCACGTTAAAGGAGAGTGTTACTCGTACAAATCAGCTGACGACCATCAGCCAGCTTTCAAATTTTAATCGAGTTGTGACCAATGGCTGTTACCAGCCCCTTAAAGCACAAAACCCGCGCAAGGCGGGTTAAGTACCCGGTCAGCCGACCAAAGCTTTCCGGAATCGAGTTTTGACCAATGACCACTACCCAAGGCGGCAATCACTAGCTGCGGGTATCTTACAACCAAAATTAAGGACCCGATATGGAATTCTTTCATTTAATCAAGGCAACACAGAAATCCGGCAAAGAAGATGCCGTTATCTGGTTCACGGCTAAATCAGAAGCGCGAGCCAATTTGCAGCTGGATGTAGAGCTGGAAGATGCTGGCATTGAAACCGGCCGGGGCAAGGATTATAGCAAGCCTGTCCGTACCGATTTCCCTGTTTACAACGACCTGCCGGAAGAAAGCACAGTGGATTACACCTGGTGCAAACGCTACGAACTGCAGGACGATGGACGCACCTGGCTGCCAAAGGCTGGTGATGGGTCGACTGGACCCGTGGACAACTCTGCCGCACCGGAAACCACCGTTAAAGTCGAAACTACCGTCGAGACTGTCCCGCTTGAAAACCGCACTCCAGCGGTTCGTTATGCCGTCCACCTGACCAGCGACAAATACCAGTCACATATCACTAAAGAGCAGCAGCTGGCTGCCAGCGAAATGTCACTGGATGAAGGCAACACCTATCTTCAGAAACTGCTGCTGGCGAAGAACGACATCCCTGAATTTACCGAACTCAGCCTGAACGCTGAGTGGAAACTCGTTCAGGCGATTAAGCAGGTATTCGCGCCAGATGAAGTTCATGAAACTGAAAATATCGCTGCATTCATGGCTGACTGGGCTAAAGCAGATGCCAGCGATCGCAACCAATTAGTCGAAGCCTGGCGTAGCGGCAAATTTACCCATGTGAAATCTGAAAGCACCAGCGACACCGGTGTTATAGCAGATCAGGGTCTTGAACCTGATAACGGTATCCAGATTGACGAGAATGATGACGAAACCACACGTTATCCAGTCGTTCGCATGCCCTTCCGCAAGCAGGTACTCGCCCAGTTCACCTCCGACGAACTGCGCCACCACTTAACCCGCGAAGAATACGAAGGTATCAGCGCGCTGGAGATGGACACTGACAATAGCTATGTCCAGAACCTGCTGCTGGCGGCAGAAAACTGCGAACAGGTTAAGGGTTACGATGCTAAAGACCTTTGGCGCTATACCGACGCCATTCGCAAAGTGTTTAGCCAGGAAAAGCGTCACGAACTCGCTTTGGTTCTCCGATTCACCAGAATCTGGGCGGCGACTGATTACATTGACCGCGGCCTGCTGGTAAAAGAATGGGCCAAAGGCAGTCGCGTTGCAGAAATACAGCGTACTGAAAGCGGTACGAATGCTGGCGGAGGCAACAAGACCGACAGAAACCCTGACCTTAAACATGATCTAGACACTCTCGATTTAGAGATTGCGCTGGCCACGTTACCAATGGATTTCAACATTTATGATATCCCTGGTGGTGTTTTCCGTCGGGCAAAAGAGATCGTGAGTAAAAAAGAATGTCCATTCAAAGAATGGTCTAAAGCTCTTCGTGCAACTCCGGGAGTTTTGGATTACTCGCGTGCAGCTATTTTTGCACTTATCCGCAGCGCTCACCCAGAGCATTACCTGTATCCGGCACGTCTCAGCGGATTCATTAACGCGAACCTGACTGAAAGCGATCATTCTGCTCCATCAGACGAAACTCTTGCGGCTGCGCGCCATAACCCTGAGGTGAGCTGGACAAACGAGGTAACTAATGACTCTGCTGTTGAAACTGGCGGCCAGAATGAGTGGACTCAGGTCGACGGCGACACGCAGCCGGTTCTCGAAAAAGTTGGTAATGGTCTTTTTTCTATTGAAGGGTTGGCCACTAGCAACGCTGAAATCGACCAACAAGATACCGCAGCGGAGTACGTCGATAATGTGCAGATGGAAGAAACTGGTAATGATGAAACCCCGAACTGTGCTGCGTTATCAGAAGTCACGGAAGAAACTATCTCAGGCGCAAGCACTACTGAAACTTATAACAGCACAGCTGCTATAAATAATGATTCCGGTCATCATAATCATGCCGAGCCTGAAATGCTCTATACACACCTTATGGTCGACATTGAAGCGTTTGGTAAAAAGGCTGATTCGCCAGTCGTATCTATCGGAGCTGTGTTCTTTGATCCATCTACAGGTAATACCGGATCGGAATTTTACAAAGTGATTAGCCTGGAATCTTCAATGGCCAGCGGCGGGGTTCCGGATGCATCTACGATAATATTCTGGCTCAAAGCTTCACCTGAAGCTCGTTCAGAGTTAGTGATGGATGATGCTATTCCGCTCGATGATGCATTACTGCAGCTAAATGAGTTTATAGGCGAGAATGCGGTTAACGGCCCTGATTCTGTTCAGGTCTGGGGTAATGGTGCCACTTATGACAATGTCCTGCTTGAGGCATCTTACGACCGGACGGGGATCCCCTGCCCATGGAAGTTCTGGAATAACCGGGATGTAAGAACAATTGTCGAGTTGGGTAAAGCCGTTGGCTGCAAGCCTCGCTATGAGATCCCATTTGAGGGAGAACCTCACAAGGCTATTTCGGATGCTCATCATCAGATCAAATACGTGTCTGCAATCTGGCAGCGTCTGACTGAACACTGATTTTTTAATTTCAGAAAATGGCTCTGATATGGGCCATTATGAGGTAAATCATATGCTTCAAATGCTGACTTTAGAAGAATGGGCTGCGGAAAAATACCGGAGTAATCCCCCAAGTCTGAATACTTTACGCCGATACGCTAAAGAGAGCATGTTCACTCCCCCGGCCACCAAAGAAGGAAGATACTGGCGGGTAAGAGAAGATGCCGAGATTACAGGTAATTTAACCCAGCCCGTTATTAAAAAATCTGATTCTCCTATGCTTCAAAGGATACTGTCTGATGGCTGCCCGACCACGTAAAAACAACGTTAAGATACCTAATCTTTATCCGCTCTACAGTCGTAAGGTAAATAAAATCTACTGGCGTTATAAGCATCCTATTACTGGTAAATTTCACAGCCTCGGAACTAACGAGGCTGAAGCAACAGCAATAGCAATCGAAGCTAATGAGCGACTAGCTGAACAGCGCGCCAGGCAGGTTTTGGCTCTCAGTGACAAGATCGCCACCAGCAAAGAAAAGGCGATAACAACAAATACGTGGTTAGATCGTTATTGGAAAATTCAGGATGAAAGACTGGAGAATGGTGATATCAAGCCGAACACTCATAAACAAAAGGCTAAACCAGTAGCCCTACTTCGTGAGAGCGTGGGAATGAAATTGATTTCATCCGTCGATGTTCGGGATGTTGCCCAGATACTGGAGTCCTATGTTGCAGAAGGTCAACCGAGGATGGCCCAGGTAATCCGCTCTGTTTTGATCGATGTTTTCAAGGAAGCACAGCATTATGGCGAGGTACCGCCGGGTTATAACCCGGCTCTTGCTACAAAACAACCACGCCGACGGATTACCCGACAGCGTCTTAACCTTGACGAATGGCAAAAGATTTTCGAGATAGCTGATGCCCGCCATCAATACATGGGTAATGCAATGCTATTGGCACTCGTTACTGGTCAACGCCTTGGGGATATCTCCAACATGAAGTTTAGCGATATTTGGGATGACCATCTGCATGTCGTTCAGGAGAAAACAGGGAGCAAGCTAGCGATCCCTCTATCCCTAAGGCTTAACGCGATTGACTGGAGTTTGAGGGATGTAGTTGCACGTTGCCGTGACTATGCAGTGAGTCCATACCTAATCCACTTCTTTCGGGCAACCTCAATGGCAGAACGAGGTGCTCAGGTAAAGTCGAACACAATAACAATGAACTTCAGTAAGGCTCGTGATAAATCAGACATAAATTGGGGGAATGGCACGCCAGCTACTTTCCATGAACAACGCTCGTTAGCGGAAAGACTATATGAGATTCAAGGGATAGATACTCAGAAGTTGCTAGGTCATAAGTCACCGAATCAAACGGCTCGATATCATGATGATCGGGGTAAAGATTGGATTAAAATATTTATATAA